GGTCAAAAGGGGTTATGACGCTTTTTCTTTACGCATGCCATTAAACATGCGCCTGTAGCTCAGCTGGATAGAGCAACGGACTTCTAATCCGTAGGTCCCGGGTTCGAATCCCTGCAGGCGTACCAATAATAACGAGGGGTTAGCTTTGTTTGGCTAACCCCTTTTTATTGCTTGGTGGCTATATTGGTGGCTAGCGGTGAATTTTATCAAATTGTAAGGGGGATGTCAAAAGAAATGCATTCTGCGACAAAAAATAACGCATTTGGAGACAACGAAACGAAATCGGAGACAACTTGGCGGCGGTCGGGCGTAAGGCGCAGAAATCCTGTCGGATTCGCAGCCCTTTGTTTTTATGGCCGAAACCAGGCAGGATTATCTTCTAATCTAGTAGCATATATCCGATCGGCTCAATGCCTGGTCGGTTCATAATTCATAATCAACAGCTCCGAGACGCGCTTCTTCCTATCAGCCCCGCCAGCGATGTAGCTGGTGTCAACCTTTTCAATATTAAAACCCTTGAACAGCTTCCGGATCTCCGGGACATCATTTATAGACAGGATGAATTTGCCCTGGAGCCTGGCCAGTATGTCCCGCAGCTTCTCGAAGTCCTCTCTGTAAAAGACCCCGTCCCCATAATAGTCCTCACAGCCGTAATACGGCGGGTCCACGTAGTAAAAGGTATCCGGTTTGTCGAATTTGGGGATAAGGTCCTCATAATGACGGTTCTCAATATAAACACGGGATAGTCTCAAATGGACCGCCGACAGCTCCTCCTCGATCCGCAGCAGGTTTAGGCGGGGCTTGCTGGTGGCAGTGCTGAAAAAGGACGGGTTCTTTATCCTGGCCGCATACCCCGATTTCAGCAGATAATAGAAACGAACCGCCCGTTGGATATCCGTCAATGATTCCGGGGTTTCGCCCTTGAATCGCTCGAACTCATCCCTGGCCACGAGTATCCATTTAAAGTAGCGGATGAACTCTTCCAGGTGGTGTTTGATGACTCTATAGAGCGTAACCAGGTCCAGGTTGATGTCGTTCAGGACTTCAACATCCGATTTCTCTTCGTCTTTTTTGAACAGCAGCCAGGCCGCGCCGCAGAATACTTCCACGTAACAGTTATGCTCCGGGATTTTCGGCACGATCTTCTTAACCAAAAGCGACTTGCCTCCCATATACGATAAAAAACTCTTCATTATTAACACCCCCCCCTAATTGTTGCATTAAGGGATGAAGCCTGCTATACGCCTGCGCGGTAGCTCTGGGCGGATGGTAGCTGGTCATCCCGTCTGGCGTTGGTAGCGCCTGGTTTGGGGAGGTGCAACTCCCTGAAATACTGTCCGCCTTTACAGACGCCGCGTCGGCGGCGTGTAATCTGACGTATGTGATGCAAATCCTTTAAGCAGTGAAATCTCGCTGATTTTATAATCGCCGTACCGCGTATCGTTCCGGCACAAATTGATCTCCCAGTTGCCTGAAATGCCGATATCTGTAGCGCCCACCGGCACGACTGTATTCAATCCCTGGTTCAGGCCATTAACAAAGAGATAGATGCTCGATCCTGCGCGGACCGTCTCGATGAAATAGTCGATGCCGTTGTTGAATGACAGATTTCCTGAGAGATAACTCAGCCGATCAACGCCGCCAAGGAAAGCCCGGATCTCGATCTTGTTGCCATTGGCTGCGGCGTCCTTGCCGACATAGAAGAAATCGGACGCGCCGCCCCATTGACAGAGGAAGAACGTCCTGTAGGACACATCGTAGAAATTGATCCAGAAACGCAAGCTGAAGTCGCTTGCCCCTAGATTGTGCGCCGCCGCGCTGTATGCGATAGAGTAGTAGTCACTCGTCGCATTCCGGCATTTCAATGCCAGACCGAATGGTCCACTTGATATGACCGCTCCGCCGCCGTATGCCGTCACGGGCCGGACATAGGGCGATTCGTCCCGGATCACCCCGCCGACCTCGCCGGTGGGATGGATGATGATCCCGTGCGTGCTCTTGCCTCTATTGAACGATGGCGTCAGTAACATGTTGTTCACTCCGGCACGTATAGTGCTGTCAAATACAGGTCGGTGGCGTTTCCATTGGTTCCCTTGATCACGCTGATCTCCATCCCTTCGCGGAATTGAATATCGTAATTCGCCGTGTTGAAGGCGACCACGGCCCATACCATCGTATTTGGCGTGGCCGACATTGTGATCGGCGTCGAGAGCACGTCCGCCCCGTTGATCCGCAAATTCACGGTCGGCTGGCTTGCCCCGGTATCGGCAACCTTATGTTTGGCCCCGATCCCGACGCAATATGCCTTTTTCCCGCCCCAGACCGGCGCGGCCAGGATATCGTTGAGGAGCAACGTCGTATCGTTGGCGTCCTCGTAGAACCCCGGCACCAGGAATTCCACTTGAATCAAGGGCTGCGTAAAATAATACAGTTCCGTTAATGCACCGGACGCCGTCGTCAGCGGCGCTCCGGATATGGTCGCCAGATTTGCCGTCAAGGCGGTCAGTTGGGCGAAGTAGTACGTCCCGCTTAACTTGTACATGAGACCGGCTCCCACGGGGATGACGCCTGTCTGGTCGGTATTCATGACGATCGTGGATGACGACGGCGCGGTTGTCGAAAAATCGGTCCCCGATATAAGCCTCCCCCATTTCTGCGCAGCCGACCCGCCGTTGCCCAGGCTTACGATTTGGATATTCGTCCCGTCATAGATGCCCACGACGATCTGTCCGTTTTTAATGTCGCCGGCGGCGAGATCCTCGTTGATATTTTTCTTGAGTGCGACCGCCGTCAGGCCGCTGACGGTCAGCGTCGCAGCCCCGGTATTGTTGTGGTTCGCCTTAAATACGATGGGCATGCCGGGTATATGAGCATCCAGCGCCTTGGCCAGAGTCAACTGATATGCGTTATCGCTGCCCGTTGCGACGGCATAATCGAGAACGCCCTCACCGTCAATATCGCGCCCCGTATGCCTGTGACTGTTCACTGCATTCAAAAAGGCGGCCAGCACAAGCGTGCCCTGTATCCCCTGGGCCGGATTGCCGTCGACAAATACCGTCTTGCTCATCGTCTACCCCCTTAATCGTAGTTGAAAATAACAAAAGTGTGCGCCGGCTTCAGCTCGGTCAGAAGCGTTTCCAGAACGCCATTACTCGGATTCCATCCTAATCGCTCGCCCGCGCATGATAATCCGGCTCGGAATGCATAATAGGGTTGGCCTTGCGTTCTAACGATCCATATCCAGACAACATCCTGGGCATAAATTTCATCTCCGCATCGGCCAATGCCGGCCATGAATGGCTGCGGCTCATCGATCTCAATTTCCCATCCTATTGACGCCGCGAGCGCAATAAAATAAGCCCGGCTCAGGCCGCCGAGTTCGCGCCTTTTCTTCACAACCGCATCGCGGCGGCTTTGCAGAGGCGCGCCGTCTTCAGGGGTTAGGCCATATTCCCGTTCCCAATCGGCAATCGTCTCATGTGCCTGATCCGGGTGCATTTCCCGGAGGAGGGTTTCGGCCGAAGTTAGGGCTTCATCGAGATACTTCCCCTCGATGGCGACGTCGCCATCGAAGACGCCGGCGAGTTCGATCGGGAATAGCTGTTTCAATACATCACTGTGATTCATTCCACCCTCTAAACGGCCATGATGGTGATTACCCCAGGTCGGATCATGCCGTAATCCGCGGGCGTCACATCCGCCGAAGGCACGGACACGACGGCATTGTCCGCTCCGGCCCGGATGGCAATGGCGGCAATGCGGCTCCGATACAACGTGCCTTTTGGCTTAAGGCTGCCCATGTATGAGGATATTTCGGCGGCGATCGCTACGATATCGAGCCCCGCGCCGGTCACGGAGACGGTCACATCTTGCGGCAGCGCGGTCGGCGGCAGAACGCGAAACCATTTCGCCGTCGTCGGCCGGACGTCGTCAATATGTGTATAGACTTGAGCGCATAAGGATTTCAAACTGTATGCCTGACCGGCCATTGTAAATATATCCTTGTCCAGGGCCAGCTCCGTGCCGCTGCCGACTGCAGTCACAATCGCCGGTTCAGAAGTGTCTTCGTTCGTAGCGACGTCGCCGATTCGCGCGGGCAGCGCACCGTTGAAATTCGCGGCACTGTCGATCAGTTTGTTGGCGGCTGCCGCGGTCGATGTTCCTGTCAGGGCGTGGGAAGACGGTATTTCCGATCCGGTTGCAGCGGCATCGGCGAGGATGACGACGTCCACCGTACCGAGTCCCTGGCCAAGCGGGAAGCAATAGGCCGCGGCGACGTTGTCGATCGTGAAGGCCCATTTGACATAATCGTATTGATTCCCGCCTGCGGGCGGGCGGCGGATATAATCGAGATAGCGGGTCAGAAGCTCTTCGTCCGTTTCGCCGATTCTCCTGGTCAGCCCCCGCTCCCAGGCGTAATGTTCCATGTTGTCGGCGTCCGCCGTGTCGGCATGGATTTGATCCTTGATCCAGTCCTGGTGCCTGTAAAGTCCCCACACGGCTGACGCCAGGCAGGCGGATTTTATGAATATAAGGCTGCCCTTGCTAAGATCGGCATCGGGAAACTGATTGCGATAGTCTGTCAAAATGTTGTTGAAAAGCGCATCGAACTCTTTTGTATAATTCATGTCACACCACATCGATGAATGTTGAGAACGGCACGACGGGGCCGTTTGCCGGGGTCGCTTCGACCAGCAGTTTCAGCCGGTGCGGGTCCTGGGCCGGGTCCCTCTCGGTATAAATGTCAATCCGGGTGGCCTTGCCGGCGTCCAGGAGCCACTGGAGGGCCTCGCGGCAATAATCCTCCGCCTTCCGGGCGGTCGACGGCGTGTTTTTCTCACGCTGCAGCTCATGGAGGCGGCTGCCGAACGTCGGGTCGTAGAAGAACGAGCCCTTCTTGACCATCAGGGAGAGATAGATGTTGTTGATCATCGTCTCCGACTTTCCGAAGGTCATGGCGGCCTGGCCGCGGCTGTCTATTTGCAGGGCGAAGTCCATGCTTTATCCATGCGAATGATGGTTTGTGTTGCCGGTCGTATCGGTGATCGTGCCGGTGGCCGTGATGTCGCCGGTGACGCTGAGGGTGCCCTCCATCTCCAGGTCGCCCGTCAGCTTAACATCGCCGGTCATCTCAACATCCCCGTCCAGCTTGATTGACGGACAGGTGATCGTAACTTCATTTTCCACCTCGATCGTCAGCTTGCCGCCGCTCTTGACGTAGATCTCCTTGTTGCGTTTGAAACGGATATGATCGCCCTCATCGGTATAGAGGCAGACCTCGCCCTCCTCGATGCCGATCCGGTAGCGCCGGTCGTCCGAGGCGATGGCGACATAGTTGTTGCCCTCGTTGATGATGACGACTTCCGCGCCGGGCAGGGGCCGGGAGGTGAGGCCATAATGCTGCATATATTCCCTATCATCGATGGTTTCATCGATGTGCCCTTCAGCGGAAAACCGCTTGATGACGCCTTCAACTACTGATTTTACGATGCCCCATCTCATGATTACGCAACCTTTCCAGGCAGCCCCAGCCTCACGCTGGTTGTCGGACCATTCGGTTTATTCAATTCAAACGTGCGGCCATAGATCAGATAGACATCATCAAGATCGTTCTTGTCGTCTTTGACGTGACATAATCGGTTGATTGCCCAGTTAATTCCCTGCTGGCTGTGGCGACCAACCTGGTATGTCAATCGCCTGCCGTCTCGGCGCTGTTTTTCCATAATGAATTTGGCATGCATCTGAGGGCTCAGGCTGTCATTATGATTTCTGGTTACATAGGGCTTGTAAAATGGGAAGTCCGGGTCGGGTTCAATCCCATCCGGATTCCTCTTCGCCGGAACCATGCCGTCCGAATCCTGCCCCTGCCTTTGGCCCTTGACAATGACTTTGGAATAGCGCCGCGAGATATTGTCCACATAGTCCGCTTCAATAACGTTGTTTCCGACGCCGGAATTTGTAATCTGCAGGACGTAAGATGGTTCCCCTTTTGCCATCGGTCTTCCAAATACAAACGTACCGTCCGGCAAGGAATAAAAGAGCATGCCCCGGCTCATTGAATATTGTCTCAGCACCTCAAATATGGTCATGCCAGGCTCTATCTGACTGACCTTTTGAGGTGCATCAAGGCCAAACAAGAAACCGCCGCCCTTAGATTTCTTCTGCTTTTTGAGCTTGCCGACCACATTTTCCTGATAAACAATATCCTTTCTATTGATGAACGGCACCGTTGCCAAAAGCAATTCGGCCAGCTCTTTCAGGGTCTTTCCGGACACGGACATAAGTTTTTCACAATAAGAATCGATCAGCAGGCCCATGAGGTCGCGGCCCTGAATGCTCAACGAGGACCCTCTTTTACTGATCCTTCGATGAACTTCATCGACTATGCCTGTCAATTCTCGTTGATCATTGATCCATAATTCGCAGCGCATTCCCGCCTTGATTTTAGTCTCTGGATCGGACAGCTCCATATGGAATGCGTCTGCTGCTGTATAAAGGTCGGCGTCGATGTGGTAGGAAAGAAAATGCTCGACTGTAGTGTCCGCCGCATTCTTTCCAAATCTGAGTTGAACCTTATCGGACATAGATGGAGACCTCCCCAGCTGTGAAATTAGGGTGGCGGATCTGTCGGTTGACTTTGAGCAGCCGCTCGGCGTCCGTATAAGGCAGGCCGTATTTCAGGCAGACCAGATGCAGCGGCATCGGGTTGTCCAGGACAACCGCCAGCATCTTTTCCCGCTCCAACCGGACCTTATTGACGTGGATCAGCAGGCTCGCCGCCATCGTTTTCAGGCTCTGCATTTCGCGGGCCTTCTCGACGGCCGCCTCGATGCGCTGCCTGACGATCGCCAGGGCCGTTTCCAGCTCGCGGATGTCCATGACTTGATAGTCGGTGTCGCCGCCTTCCCGGAAAGCCGTTTCATCGGCATTAAACAGCGCCGCCGCCTCCAGGGCCATCCGCTGGGCGCAGGCAATCTCCAGGTGGGCCGACATGGTTTCCTCTGCGGCGGCACCCGTTGACGAAGAGTCGCCGTCACCGAAGGCCCGGAAGGAATCGGCCAGGTCGTCAAAAGCATCGTCCAGCTTATCCAGGAAGCGTGTCGGATAATCCTTGAGCGAACCGTAAAGCAGGGCGACCTTTTCCACGGCTCCGGCAACGGCCCCGAGTATCCGGCCGGGCAAGGTAAGTGAGTAGGTAATCGTCGCCTGCAGGGAGTTGACCGGGCTTGTGGCCTGCTCGACCACGGCTTCGGCCGTCGAGATATAGCCCTCCACGGAGCTGACAAAGGACCGGGTTTTGTCCGAATATTCCTGGACCTGGGCGATCATGGACGATGCGTTCGACAGGGCCTTTGCGACAGCCCCCGCGTCGCTCGCGGGAAGGGCCTTTTTCAGGTCGCCGGCGAGCTTGTCCTGCTGTTCCTCCTGGCCTTTGATATAAGCCTCTTCCAGGGACGATATGATGGACGGCAGCAACTGCGGCTCGATCGTGCCGCGCATCTGTTCGACAAAGGTCAAATCGACTTCGGCGTACCGCTTTAAATCGTTATGGCGCACCTGGACGGTTTTGATCCGGCCCTTCAGCAGGCCGTATTTGGGGTGCGTGAATTCATGGAGGCTCTTGGAGCTGAGGTTGTTGATCAGGGTAATATGATTGCTGTAAGTCGATTGCTCTGCATCGTCCCAATAGAAGCAGCGCACCCGGATGCTGTGCGCCTTTGCGCCCATATCCTCCGTGTCGACGCCGTCGGCAAAGGGGTAATCGTATTCGGCGATGGCTTTCTCGAAGCCGTCCTCGATCGTCTCCATCTCGATGACGATGCCGTCCAGATCGCCGATGTCATAAGATTTGTCTTCGTCAGCCATTTATTGCCTCATTGCAGCGCAAACCCGCCGCGGTGCAGCTTGACCTCAGTATGCGTAGAAAGATCATCGGAATCTGCGACAATCCGATCGTTATCGATCTGAATGTTGAGATTGACGGTATTCTTCACTTCCGGTTTTTCCTGACGCGCGACGGGTGAGTAGGTGTGCCGCCAGTCATAATACATGTCTCCGAACCAGCCCGCGCCCTTGTATTTTCCGCCTGATACGAGGTCAGCCATAGCTGCCATGTTCTGGTTAAGGAACCAACCCACCCCATACCCGGCAAGTCCGGCCAATGCTAATTTCCCTGCCGCGGGCATAAATCCTGCGCCTCTGAGCGCCGCCGCGCCGCCCGCCCCGGCAGCGATATCGCCCGCGGTTTTTGCCGACGACGTTCCGGGCGCAACTATGCCTCCAGCGGGCCAATTCGTCACAAAGACTGGCGTCACACCCGTTGCCGCCTGGACGGCCTTGCCTTCCGCGATTCCTACTGCTGTTCCACCGAGGCTCTTCAAAAAACCTCCGACGCCTCCCATGCCTTTCAGAACGCGGCCTCCGGCAGCACCACCGCGGATTAATCGCTCTATGCCATAAATCCCGGCCCCGATTGCCACACTTGCGGCACCGTAAGACACCGCAGACGCCAGGGCCGGGTTCTTTTCGGCGACCTTGCCGATATCGGCGACGTTATCATTGAGCATCGATGCGATCCGGGACAATGGCGATAACAAGGGGTCGAAGAGCGTGGCAACGGTCGTCTTCGTCGTCCCGCCCAGGGCCTTCATGTTAGCGTTGAAGCCCTTGAGCCGCTCGCTCATCTTGTCCTGGAGGGATGCCGCGTTCTTGATCTGCTCGCCTATGTTCTCCCAGGAGCCTTCACCCTGTTTGATCAAGGCCAATGCAGCCCGTGCGCCCTGTTCGCCGAAGATTTTCTCCATGACGAACATCTTCTGCCTGTCGGTAAGCTTCGTCATGGCCTGGCGCATGTCGTTGATGATGGTCGTCACCGGCTTAAGCTTCCCGGCCTTATCGAAAAATTCCAGTTTGCCGCCGCCTTTGCCGGCCAGGAATTCGTTTAGTTCCTTCATGATGCGGCGCGTTTCCCGAGAAGTCCCATTTAGCCGGATCAGGAAATCGTTCAACGCCGTGCCGCCCATAGAGCCGCGGATTCCGGACTGCGCGATGACGCCCAGCGCCTGGACTGTATCCCGCCATGACACCTTCATAATGGACGCGGTGCCGGCGACATACTTCATGCCTTCCATCAGCTCGGGGATGGTTGTGACGCTCGCGGCATCGACCCTCTGTATCCAGTCGGCCAATTCTCCGAATTGGCCGCCCTTGACATTGAAAGGCGTTGCCGTCGTGACCAGCGCATCGGCGATCGCTGCCGGCGCTTCTTTGGATATCGTAGCCAGGGCCGTGGCCGCCCATGCCGCGCCCCCTTTGGCCGTCACGTCTTTGAGCGCGAGGCCGGCCTTAAGGAACGTATTCTCGATGCCGACGACCTCTTGCGCAGAAAACGGGGCGACCTTTGAAACGTCGATGGCCGTTGCCTTGACCTGCGCGAGTTCCGCGTCCAGGGCCTTTGCGGCTTTGCCGGACTCCATGAGGTTCAGCTTGACGTCGATGATCGACTCCTGGAGTTCCCCGGCCACGGCGATACCGGGCTTCACTTTATTCAGGGCGTAGGCGCTTACGGCAAGGGATTTCAGGCCGGCCGTGATATGGCGGGTCATGTCGTCAAAGTCTCTTTTGACCTTGTCGCTGGCACCTCCCAGGCTTAGGACAGAATCACGGACCCGTTTCACGACACCGCTCAGCATGTCGATCGCCGTGATCTGAACGGCTATTTTAAGGGCATCGGACATATTCTACCTTCGCGACTTCGGCTTGGCCGCCTTGGCCTTTGCCGCTTGTTTTGTCTTGATGACGTAAGCCTTTTTGGGCTTGCCCTTCACGATTTCCTCCTGGGCCTCAAGATAGCCCGTCACTTCTATATCGCTCATGGCGGCCGCCTCCTGGGCAGTAAAGCCCAGCTTCATCATCGTAAGGATGATTTTACGATATGGCCTCGTTTCTCTTTCGAAAGGAGAGAAGGTTTGTTTTCAACCTCTTCAGTGCGTCGTTTATTTCCTCCATATCGACGTCGCACATATCCATTACCAGATCCGGGGTGATCGCTTCTTTCGGAATATCTCCGAGCTTGACGAGCTGCTTGGATACGACGACCACCCCCAGATAGCTGTCGTTTTTCCGCGCCCTTTCGTCTTCATCCAGGGCGTCGATCGAATCCGATACTTTCTGCGGTCGCAACTCGAAGTCCCGATGCACTTTTCCTTCATACTCCACACCGATCGGGAGTGTTCCTTTTTCGGTCAGGATCATGGCGCGCCTCACTTTCTGGTCTTGGCCGAGAAGTCGATATTCCTGGTGGATTCCTTGTCGCCGTCATGCTTGGCCGCGCCCACCTTCAGCGTATAGACGCCGCTATATGTGACGCGCTTGCCGTTCTGGTAGTCGATGACGATCTTGCCGCCCTTGACGGTATCGAAATCGAACTCCGGGGTGTCCATCGGGATGACGTATTCCAGCGACACCCCGTGACGGGGCATCGTAGAGATATGGCCCGTCGTGTTCATCAGGTTTACCGTCTTGTGCAGTTCGTACTCCTTCTCCTCGACCGATTTAAAATCGGCGATCTTCTTCCCGTCGATCTCAAGCAGGACTTGAGAGACATATTCTTCCGACATAACAACCTCCTTTTAGCGTTGCTGTTACAGCAGCAGGTCGATCCGCCCCGCGAACACATGCAGGCCGTTGACGACGTCCACCGGGATCTTCGCGTTGAGACGGTTCACCTCGGTCGCGTCCCGCTCCACGACGACGCCGTCGGCATTGGCGTCCACCTCTTCCACGATCTCCAGGTCTTCGAGCCGTTCCAGGACGTCGATGATCTGATCGCGGACGGCAGCCGGCGTCCTGGACGATAATTTCTCCCGCGGGAACCGTAGGGCGATGCGCTCGCGGACCGCCTTGCGGACGTAATCGAGCGTCCTGATTGTCGTGATGTCCAGGAGCGACACATCGTCAATGCCCTGTGGGTCATGGATATACGTGGAGACGGCCCGGACGATCTGCGATACTTCGCCCGGCCCCACTTCGATCGGTGTGACGCCGTTGTACAGGAGGCTTTCCTGCTCCGTCCGGCTAAGCCGCTGGTCGATGGCAGGGGCTGCGATATTGGCCAGGGGCAGGGTATTGAGCGGCCGAGCCGGGTCTTCCTCGGACGCCATCACCGCGCCGAATGCTGCGCCGATCTCGTAAGCCGGGGAACGTGTGCCGCGCAAATACGGGCAGACGATGCGCCCGGAGTTGACGCCCGCGGATAGGGTGGTGCAGCTTGCCAGCAGGCCGTTGTAGCCATATACCCCGGTGCCGGGCCGCTGCTCCATCGGCCCCGAGACGCTGTCCAGATGCGTTTTAAGGGCGCTCAGCGCCGTGCTGTCGTTGAACGGCGAGACGATGATGTTGTATTCCTCGGCGAATACAGCCGCCAGCGCCGTGCTTATATCCGGATCGACGGACCCGGCCGTGGTCTGAGCAAGCGCCGCCGTGACGCCGGTTGCCGTCACCTCGCAGGCAAAATCGACCTGGTTGGCCACCGTGCCCGCATTCTTGGCCGTGAATGTGATCTTGTGGTCGTTCGGAGTCGTTCCCTGCTGACAATCGAACGGAAGATCCGGGAGGTTCGCTAGGGCGGCGGCCAGAGCCGTGGCGATGGCGACCGCCGTATCGGAGGTGTTGATCCCGACCTGGATGCGGACATTGCCGACATAAAGTGTGATAACGCCGGTGGAAGTTGCCGGGCCGGTGAGCGTCAGCGTCTCCACGCGCTTGATGGGGCTGGTCGCGGAATCGTCCAGGGCGCAAACGGAAAGGTCCAGATAGGCATACGCCTTGATGGCGGCCCGGACCATGAGCTGGGCGATGGAACCGATGCCGAAATACTTGCCCGCTTCCGCGTCGGAAAAAACGGCGGTGGGCTTAAGTGCGGCGATGGTCCCCGCGGCCAGGCGCTGGGCGATAATCAACACCCGCTGTTTGTTGGCCGGAAGCGCCCGGACGGCCAACTTCGTATTGAATTCGATATACTTTCCGGGCTTGCGGATACTGCTCGGAATCGAATCGAAGGAAATGTTTTTCGAGGCCATTACTTGTCACCTCCTCTTTTGGATTTCACCTCGTCGGCGGGGGCCTCTTTTGCGAGAACGAGCGAGCCCTCCGCGACCAGGCGCTTGTAATAAGCCGTATCCGGGACTTCCTCGGCCTTCTCATCGCCGATATATTCCCGCGGCCTGTCTTCCTTCGGACATCGCGTGCCCGGCGCTGACGTTACTTTCATAGCGTTTCCTCCAGTGTTACGGTATCGGCCGCCGTGGGCGTCTCCGCGGCGGGATTGAGGTAATAGCCGAGGCCGATGGTCAGGAGATCTTCCGCGGCCTCGTCATCAAGTTTTGTGATGTTCCAGGATGCGGTGAAGGTCAGCGTATATGTGATCTTCCCTTCGCCGTGATCCTCTGCGGTCGTGACGTTCCGGTAATTTTTGGGGTAGATCGGCTGCTGAAGCTTGAGCCCCAGTTTCTGCAGCATCAGGCTCCGGATGATGCTCTCCAGGATGAGATTTATCCCCTTTCGCCGCAGTTGATCGCTCGACAATTCCCGGAAGACGATATCGACATAGATCGTGGCTTTCTGCTCGAAGGTGTCACTCGCGACCTTACTGAAATCGCCCTCCTCGATGCTGACCTGGACGTCGGGCAGCGATATCGCCGGGATGCCCCGCGCGACATCGACCTGGCTGACGGCGGCGGTCAGCTTCTCTTTGATCCGCTCGGCGGCGGCCTCTTCCAGTTGACTGATCACTAGAACCCCCTCAGTTTATTTCGCGTGAACACCCGGTCCGCCGAACTCATGGAGACGGCGCTCGCCGAACTTTCCGGCGTCGTTGCCGCCCCCGTGCCAAGAGTGATCTTGCCTTCCTGGATACGCTCCAGGAGCTTGATGGCGCTCTTATATCTCTCCGCAACGCTCTCGGGCGGGTTGATCGCCGGCCGTCTGCCATAAAGCCCGTAAACCGCGATATGCGAGGCCAGGGTGCCGATCAGGCCGGGCATGGGCGAAAGGGGCAGCGTGTAGCGATCGCGGAGATAGCCGTCAATGAGTTCGCCGGCGTCGGCGATCGCCTTGTCCACGTTGGCCGTGATGATCGCTGACGGCGGCACATGATCGTCCGTCAATTGGATCAGGTCCTGCGCAGGGATGAGCTTCTTCAGGTCATCGAGGGTGCAGTACATGGCATTTTCCTTCCGTCATCGTTGCCCTGTCCCTTGACGGGGAGAGCAGCGAGAATCAATTTCAGGTAGCGTAGGTGTCTTTGAAAAGATAACCGAGTCCGGCGTGAACGAGAACGATATCCGTCTCTTCGGCCACTTCATAGACATCCTGATGTTCGGCTGCTTCCCTCCATGTCGTGATCCGCCTCGGCTGGCCATCCTCATAGGCCAGGCGAACCTGCACGCCCGCCGTCGCCACTTTCAGCCCCAGCTTTTTCGGGCGGTGAAGCAGGAAGCCCATGCCCTTCCCGGCATTGACCTCCCAGATGTTGACGCCGGTGAATTCCGTGCCGGCCTTGGTCTCTTTGGCGGTGCTTTTGATTGCCCCGCCGACAAGAACCTCGTCCAGCCCCAGCAGTGCGGCCAAAAGGTCCTTGGTCATAACGCCTCGCTGGGTATATTTGATTTTATCCAGGATGGCTTCGCATTCCTTTAAAGCAAGGTAAGTCGCTTCATCCAGGAGAAGGACGTTGGCTTTTTTGCCTGTTTTTGACTTGATGGTCTTGATCCCTTTGGTAATGTCGGCCAGAAAGGTATTGGTAGATCCGGGGGGGCTCCAAAGCCCTTCCGCGTCTTCGCCGCCCACATTCCCATCGGCCCAGGTGCCGGATGTGACCAACCCGGCCACGCGGATTTCCTTCTTCAGGTCCACCTTGTCCGATGCGAATTCTATGGCATCCTGGTCGGGCTGGAGCGGAGGGGCGCTCTTCAATTTCGCAAAACGGCGGTCTTCGTCGGTCACTTCTTTAGCGAAGGCATATTCCGCCGTCGAAAACGACTTATCCTCCAGTTTGTAGCCGCCACGCTTGGCCCTGGTCCCGGCGGCGCGGATCGCCGCTTCATCACGGAACCAGTCTCCCGCCTGGTAAATGGTAATTTTCGCTTTGGGGTCGGCACCGTCCAGGATCGGGAAAACGCCGTCTGCAATATATTCCTCGTTCTTGAACTGGATGGATATATTCTGCAGCGGTCCCGAGACGATCTGTTCTTTAACATTCGGTGTGGTCATTTTTTAGCCTCCATTTTATTGGATTAAACGGCGCCGGGAATCCTTGGTTCCGGCACCGTTTTCGATTTTAATGAACGACGGTTCCCAGGCTGTAAATAGTAACCGCTTCCGTTCCGGAACCTACATTGTCCAGGCGACAGAGAAACCGTTTGCTGTTGTTCTGGGCAATGGTCATAGTGCCGGATAGGGTTGCACCTGCACCGGCCGTCAACGTTATCGTTTCCGCCGCATCGGCGGTGTTTCTGATTGTAAACTCGAAGCTCGACCCGACCACGCCGCCGGCAAAACCCGCCACGATTTGGGCCGCTGTCGGGGTGACGTCGTTGCGTGCGCCGCCCGCAGGATCGCGAAGAATGAGCCCGCCGATCAGCTCCGCCGCAGAATAGGTCTTTGCGCCTGCCGTGGCGTCTGTCGTAACGGTCGCCTGAAACCAACCGGTCTGCGTGATGCCGGGGACCTGGCCGATCAGCAACACCTCGGCGAGTTCGTCTTCCGTATCGGTAGGCGCGATGACGACGGCGCGGGCATATGCCAAAGCCGCGGCCGCTGTCTTGCCTTTTCCCGCATCGCTTTCGCTGACAAATTCGGCCTTCACGAAGGTATTGACGGCAACGGCGGCATTCATTTCCAGCTTCGACGTTCCGAGAATCGTGATTTCCGCTGCCTCACCCTGGGCCGGAGCATTTTGCAGGATGCCGAAGAGGGCCTCCGTCTCGTTATTGGGCCGCCGCACGCCTGTCGAAGTCAAGACGACGAAGCGGTAACGGTCATTCGTCAGGTCTTCGATGGCCGGGGCCGACAGTTTCAACACAGGGTTTTCTGTAGCCATTTGATTCTCCTTTCGTTGTTCGGGGGGTTACCCGCCGATTTCCTGCTGATATTCCCGTGCCAGGTCGGGATTCTCCTTCTGTACCTCGGCGAATGCCGCGGCATAACCTAGGTCCTTATTGGCCTTCCTCTTGTCCTGGATCAGGGCTTCCACTTTTTCGGCCGCCTTTCCCTGGCCGCCGGCATCTTTGCGGCGCGTCGCCACTTCGCCGAACGTGACGATCCTCGGAATTTCCTTTTCCCAGAGGGCCTTGAAGCGGTCGAATAACGTGGCCTTTTCCTTCGCTTCTCCAAACTCGATAACGTCTTCCTTCTCGGCGAAGGCCAGAAGCATCTCCGGAACGCCAAATTTGACCATTGCAGGCGTCAAGCGGCCGTCTTTGATCATTGAGTCGCACCAAACAGCAATCTCCTTCTTGCGGGCATCCTGGCGCGCCACCCGATCTCTTTCGGCGAACTCCGCGGCCATCTTTTCGCGCTCTTTCCGGGCTGCCTCATCCGCCGCTTTCTGCTTGGCCGCTTCCAAGTCGGCTTCCGAAAAGGTTCCGCCCGCCGGAGGTGCCCCGGCGCTGGCGAGAAGGTCTTTCAGTTTCTGAATCAATTCCTTGAAATCCATACCCTTATCCTCCTTTTCCTGATAGATAGACGATGTTGCTTCATTTTCTGCCGCCTGAGACGCGGCCTGTATATTTTCAACCTGCCAGTTCGGAATGACCTGGTCGGCTTTTTCCAACCCCTCTTTCTCGATGAACCATTCCCGGAGCCGCCTGACGACATCGCCAAGCGCATACCAGCTAGCCTTTTCTGAAAACTCGAATATGGCGGCATCGCCGTCTGCAAAAGCCACGTCCGGAAGCCCCTTGACCGCCGGCGGCATGGCTCCCAGGAAGCCGACATGCCGGAGGGTGCCATCGGGGTAGAAGGCCGCGGAACGTTTCTTAATCAACCCGCGCTTCATCATATCGGCGAAAGCCGGCTCCACCTGCTTGAATTTGGCCATCAGCAGATTGCCTTGCTTTTTCAACCCTTCTACCCATCCATAAGCGGGCGCATTGTCCTGCGGATGCCCGATCACCGCGGGCGGTTCATGGATCGCGGCGTTGAAATTAGCGATGGCCTTGTCGATCAGCGCGTCGCCGTCATGTTCCCTGCCGTTGCTGTCTTTCTGTTTTCCGCCCCGAAAAATGGGAATCCAGCCATCGAATCCTTTAAATTCAAACATCATTTCACCTCCAGGTAGTCTCCCAAAACCTCCAGGATGTCCTTCTTGTCATCCGCTCCAATGCCCAGGTATTCCCGCGCCGGAATCGTCGTTTTATGTTCTTTGAATGTGAATCCCCGCCCTGCAGACGTTCCTTTTGCAAAGCGGCCCTTATGCGCACCTTTGGCAACCCTGTTTCTGACGAATATCTCCGAATGCGCCCTGTGGTTAATCGATCCTCCCAACTGATGGATCGGCCCATAAACGACATTCGTTCCCACGCGCAATGTGTTGCCGTCCACCTGGTAACGGATGGACCCCCGCAAATGGCCCCTTTCTTCTAGTATCCTGGGGTTGTGCTTTCGCGCCCGCGTTGCCGGCCGGAGAGGTGCCCAGCGTTTTCCGGCTGGGTCCCGCTGACGAACGAAGCGATCATCCGTATGCCGCACCATTCGCTCACCGACAATCTTCAATGCGCCTGCCATATTGCCCCCCTTGCGTTCAATGCGCGCCAGGGTCTTTATTACTTCGCCGTCATCGGTCTTGATTTCGATCATCGCTTCCTGTCCTGCGCCCTCACTTCTTTCAATAGTGCCTCGCGGATGTCGGCGGGCAGCCTCTTTATCGGGCCTTCCAGGGCCTTGAACGGATTCGCTGCCGCCTCCCCGACATTGTAGCCCCAGCCTTTGTCGATCCCGACAGGTTCGCCTGTTTTCGGATCGATCGGCGAGGGCGGTGCGTCACCCTTGCCTTTACCTGCCGCCTTTTGGTGATCGCGCTTCGTGGCGGCGAATATTTTGCACTTGCAGCCCCAGCCATTCGGCACATAATGCGATTGCCACCACGGATCATCGGCGGGCAGCGTCGTGCCGTTCCAGGCCAGATGCAGCGGCCGGGGACGAATACTGTCACCGTGGCGGTATTCCAGGTAACCATAAGCCTTTAAAACGTCCGGATCGTTGAGCTGCGCCCATCTTCCCGCTGCATAAGATGTCCGGATATTGGTCGAGTAGATCACCTCGCTTCGCCAGTTGCGTGCGCCGTTATAGCTCCAACCGTGCTTCGCCACGATTGCGTCAAAATCTTTCCGAAAATCTTCCAGGGTCCGCCCCTGGGAAATGGCCTCGTCCACCGAATCCCGGAAATCGGCCAGAAGTTCCGCTTTGTATGCGCCGGCGACCATGAAACCTTTGGCATGCTGACCTTTCCAGAGGTCATCCCATTTTTGCGTCGGGATATTCAGCTTATTGCGAAAGAACGATTCCTGCTCCCTGAAGGGCAGTTTAAATGCCACGATAAGCGCCGGATTTACGCTTTCGGAAAATTCGGGCTTTTTTTTTCCGTCAGAGTGCCGGTTTCCCCGGCAACTTCGAAGCGTCCGGACATTTCGGCCAGCATCATGGCCTGAGCGATGAGCGTTCCCAGGTCGTTCGGGTCCATTTCTCTGTAGAGATCGATGATACTGTCGCGCAGATCGTTGAGACTCGGGGCTTTCTCCACTAGGCGCTTCAGGGGAGCCATATATATTTCATCGGCGGTTTTCATGGCGTCCTGCGCCAGGCGGTCCGCGATCACGTCAGCGCTGTCCGCGGCTATGCCCTCCGCAAATTCAGGTTTATCGCCTGCGGCCACGGGGGTATTCGCCGGCGCAGAAGCGACTGCAATTTCTTCCCCTTTCTCAGGAACCGGGTAGCCATACGTTTCGTAAAAGTAGCGCATCGGAATCTTCACGCCTGCCTTGACGTTGCGCTCATCGATCTCGCTTTGCTTATCCAAGTCGGGCTTCGGACTGGCAAAGGTCTTGAGCTTCGGATATTCCGTGCCGCTGGGGAAGTTGTAGTCCACGATCCATTTGATCAGCGTTTCGTTGAGGCAAGCATCCAGGAGATCCGCGTCGGCTTCCAGGATGTCTTTTCTAACTTCTTCCTGTGCCTTTTCGTTGCCGAGCTTCCCTGCGGTGCCCTCCGTCGTCGCCGTTTGTCCCAGTACCGCCTTGCTTATCTGGCGATCCATAAAGGTTTCGAAGCTTTCATGCGTGACGGTTCCCGCCCGGTGGGCTTCTAAAAACTCGATCGCCATATCGTTCGGAATGGTGATCCCCGTCTCGGACTGGATTGCGTCGATCGCATCGAGCAGGGTTTTTTTCATCTCGGGAGAGGTCGTGCCCGGAGGGTATTTCCCGACCGCCGTGGGCATCCCGAATTTTTCAAGGAAGACGGCCCAGTATTTGATGCCGTGCTTTTTGAACCAGACCGCCCACCAGAGCCTTCTACCAAGCCCCTTGCCGAAAGGATTGTCCGAATCGCCAAAAGTGAAATTTATGAATTTCATCGGCGGCAACGCTTCGCCGTCGATCATGTTCTGCAATGTCAACAAGCGCATTTCCCTGTCCGGCGTGAATGTGAAACGCCGCGGATGTTTGCCGATGAGCTTCTTGATAACGACCGCATTTCCTTTGACCGTCCAGATAATTTCGCAGACATAAAAGCCGTAAAGAATGCCCTGCAGCAGCTCGCCCCGCGCCTGGTCAAAATTGCAGTTCTCCAAGACGGAAGAAACGAAATCGGCGACAACTTTTTCCTTGCTGTTCGTTGAAGGACGACCCGGCGATTTGGTTGACTCAGCCGGAATGACGTCCCATTCCTTGCCGACGACGGCGAGATATCGTGTCTGGAGAACGCTGCCCGCATGCGCATCCCGGTCGACCTCGTCATAGAGCTTCAGTCCTTTGCCGGCCGCTTCGGTGCGCAGTATGGGGTCCGGGTTTTCCAGCCGCGTCAGGTAGCCAGCGAAGACGTCGATATCCTTGCGGATCGTTGCGATTTCGTCGGTTACAGGCTTTTTGGAGACTGTTTCTTCGGCCATCTTAGCCTCTCAAATAATTGTTCATGCTTGTTCCGGAGGTCGTATGCTGTCTACCCGTTGATTGAAACTCGAATGCCCCGCCGCCTTTTTGGAGGCTGCTTATCGCCATTTCCGAGGCGTCCGGGCCGTCGTCATGGACCGTCGAATTGTTGATATAGACAAACTGCTCCACCAATATATTCTGGTCGCTATGCCGTTTTTCAAACCGCATTTTCTTGTGTTCCCAGAGGTATTCGCAAGTGCCTATGATCCGGGAATCGACCTTGCTCGTCGTATGATGTACGGGCTCCCAGGGGAGATACCGCCCGACCTGCTTGGCGTAATTTTGTATGGCTTCATGCAGGAAATCCTTGAGCATGTTTTCTTCCACGATAACCCGGCCCGGATATTGATCGTTTTGGGCATAGGCGGCGGCAAAGAATTCGCCGATCGAGCGCCGCTTGATCCAGGCGTGCATGCAGGAAAAGAGCATTGTCTTCTGGTCCAGACCCCACGTACAGACGGATCGGAAGTCGCTTTTGCGGGTCGCCGTGCTCGAAGGATCGCAGCCGGTTGCAAAGATCAAAGGACGGCTGACGATCTCGATGCGCTCGTAATAAGTGACGGTCTCTTGAGGAAAGGGACTGTCGTCTTCGGTTGACATATTGCGGTATTCTTTATTGAAGACACGTGTCGTGACGAGCGCCTTCCGCCGCATCAGCTTGTCCCAGGGCCAGCGGGCAGGCCAGAGCGTGACATGATTCTCTTCGTCCACGATGGCGTCGTAGACCTTCGAGTTGTAGAGCTTCTCTCCCGTCTCTTCGTTTTCCGCGGCGATGAATTGCGATATGGCGCTCTTGGCGTGAAAGACATTACCGACCATCGTGGCCGAACAATCGCCCTCGATGCAGCCCAGGACCTCCGCCCGGATGAAGTCAATGATCGCATCCGTGACTTTGGGGCTCTTGACCGTCATGTTATCTTCCATGTCGTCCAGCCCGATATCGTCAGGACGATATGGCCCGAATTTCTTGCCGCGCCACTGATCGCCGCGTCCCAGGGCCTCGACCATCGTCCCGCCCTTCGTGACAAAAACATCGTCCGCCCATTTCTTAGACCTGCCGATTGCGTCGCCATAATCGTGGCGAAGCCTGGGGTTTTCCTCCAGCTCGACTTTGATGGAAACGGTGAACCTCGTCGCCTGGTCATGGACGTTAGAGCCGAGCATGATGTATTTGCGCAGTTTCCGGGCGATGCGATAGATGCGCAATCCGAATGTTATGACGGTCGTCTTGGCGTGATCGCGGGGCGCACCGATAAGGTTAAAGCCAGGGATGTCGGCCATTTCGCACCACTCCGCGTGGCATGACGCCGGCTCAGAGGCAAAATAGTGCGGCAGATATGTCCGCATGAATTCTAGAGGGTCTGCGCAGTGGGCTATACGCTCTCGCCTTTTGGCGGGCGTGTCGTTCTCAAAAGGGGACACGGACTGCTGTATCCAGACCTTCAGTTCGTCAGCCCACTTATCAAATTGATTTTCGGTTAACTCAGGTCGTTTGCGCATTGTGCTTCGCCTTGAATGCCTCGATAATGCCGTCGAAATTCCGTGCCAATATTTTCAACCCTTCCGGGTCCGTGTCATTTAGATAGGATGCTATAAATTCCACGCTCTCC